CTTCTGCCTGCATCATTGGGCGCTTTGCAGCAGGCAGCGGCGGTCCTTGCTCAGCAAATTCAATCTTCTGTTTTTTCTCTTCATCATCCAATGGCTTACGTTGTTCCGGCAACGGCACCGATGTGCCACTGTCAACCGTTGGATAAGTCGTGCCAGTTATGTCTTCAGTGGCAGAGCGACTCAGCGCTCCAAAAAAACCTGGCGCGAGACGTTCTAAAAACGGCACAAACGATTCGTTTTCTGGCGTAGTTCTCAGATCGGGCAAAGGCTCTTGGGCAGGTATTGGTGCGCCGCCAACGGGCGTAACCATCTGACCACGATAACCGCCTACTGGTGTAGCCGCAGACACCGGCGGCCCTTGCTCAACAAAACCTTCCCGCAGTTGCTGCGTCAACGCCGCTGGCAGCGGCGGTCCTTGCTCAGCAAACTGACCGGCCGCTTCTGCCTGACGTTGCTCAAGCATCTGCTTCCAATGCGGCTTCGACGTCGTTGTGACGAACTGCCCCGCTTGCGACAATAGCTCAAGCAAAGGGTCTAAATTAGCCTGAGTACGAGGACCGCCGCCTACCGACGCGCCCGGTGCGAACATTCCGTATGGTGTTGCCATTTCTTTACCTGCTAACCTAGTTTAGCCTCAAGCGCAGCGACGCCAGGCGCTTTACCAATAAGCTGGGCAAGTAACTTCTGCGTCAGCGGGTCTGCCAGCATCTGCTGCGTGACGCCTGGCCCTTGCTGCGCCGCGACTGGCGTCGGTTGTGCGCTAGGGCTAAAAGACTGTATGAGCTTGTCCGACGCGGCCTGCTCACGCATCCGCTCTTCCTGACGCTCTGCCGCTCTATTTGCCATGTAGCCTTGACCAGCAGACAGTGCTGCTGACGCTAACATGGGCGCTAAAAATGCCGCCATTATCATCGTCTCCGTTTTCTTAGTAGTATGCTACGACCGCCGTCAGGCATTGTTCGTATTAACGCGTCAGAGCCAACTTGTACAGTGCTGCCGTCACTAAGCGTCACCACTTCAGTGCCGTCTATCGTTTCAAAGCCTTCAACAGTAACGCCAGGATACAAATCTTCTATTTCTTCTGTTGACGGCATATTGCTGTCAGCGAAATCGGCACGCGTGTTAATTGCCAAGCCTGGATCAATATCTCCAAGCAGGTATGACGCTAAGTTGGTCATTTGGTTGTCCAAACTTGGATCAACCGCTGCTAGCGCCGCGCCTATGCGATCCATCTCTGCGGCTTGTCCAGCAAGCGTCTGCGTCGGTTTTGCATCTTCTCCGAATGTAGCCGGTGCCAAAGCGCCAATTAGAGCGGCTTCGCGCAGGCGCCGTTCCAGCGTCGGCACTGCCGCATCTGCGTCTGCGCCTTCCTCGATGAACTCTCCGGTCGCTCCCGCACGTTGCAGCGCACGCTGTAGCGCCTGGCCCTGCATCTCACTAGCCAGTGCCTGCGCCTGTAGTGTCTGTACTGGTCGAGCCGAACCACCCAGATCGAAATCACCGGTAACACCCGCTTCTGCCAGACGGCGCTGTAGATCCTGCGTGTCAAGCGCACTGCGCTGCGCCCGTTCTGCGGCAGTTTGTGCGCCTCTGAACTGACCGGTAAGACCCGCTTCTGTTGCCTCGCGTGCCAGACGCTGTCCCTCAATGGCCTCCAAAGCCTGCATACCGCCCAGCGTCTGGATAGGACCGCCCTGACCAACAACTTGACCGAATAACTGCGCCTGTTGCGCCTGGGCAGCTCTTTCATCGGCGTTTCTTGCCAATTCGCGACGTAAGTCGGCCTCTTGACCTGCCATCGTTGCACGCGGAAAACCCATACCTTGACCGGCCACTTCGCCAAAAAGACCGGCCTCTTGAGCGATATCGGCGCGACGCTCAGCACCCCCCAGGGCTGTCCGCTGCGCCTGACTAGCAAGGAGCGCCTCATCTAATTGCCGTCCTGCCATCGTCTGCCTAGCGCGTGCGCTGCCCTGCCCAGCGACTTCACCGAATAGACCCGCCTCTTGGGCTATGTCGGCACGCCGTTCCGCACCTGTTATTGCACCGCGCTGGGCTGCCGTCGTTGCCAAGCGATCTACTAATTCGCGCTCTGCTATCCCACGCTGGGCTGCCGTCGTCGCCAGGCGATCTACTAATTCGCGCTCTGCCATCGTATCGCGACCGCGAAACTGTCCCGTCACGCCAGCTCGTTGTAGCTCACGCTGTAGGCGACTGCCCTCGATGTCTTGGGCGCCCAACCGTTCCTGCAACGTCATGCCGCGTCCCGCCAACCCCATCTGCGACCGAGCCTGTTCGAAGCTCAGAGCGTCGCGCAAGTCCTGTTGTTGGCGCTGAGCGGCCGCCGCCTCAAGTGCTAGCCTATTGCGTTCTTGTCCCTCTCGCATCTGCGTTAGGACGTTGGCCGTGTCGCCACCGCCACGTAGCACACCGTATCGCGACAACTGCTCAATAGTCGCCTGTTCCTGCTGGCGCTGCCGCTCCTGCTGGTCAGCTAACTGCGACGATAGTATTGGATCGTTGAGGCCGATACGGCGCATATACGCCTGTTCCAGAGCTTGTTGCAATGTGTCTGACGGCGCCTCGACTGCACCAGGACCGGCAGTCATCGCCGCATACTCGTCTGGCGTCATCGATGGCGTCGTTTCCATTCGAGCAACCTCTGGACCGGCCGTCATCGCCGCATACTCGTCCGGCGTCATCGTAGCATCGGTACCGGCGGTCATCGCTGCATACTCACTCGGCGTCATTGAGACTGACGCACCTCGTCCCGCCGTCAGCTCTGCGTAACTCTGCGGCGTCATTGTAGCATCCATACCGGCCGTCATGCTTGGCGACGTCGCACGGCCCGACGTAAGAGCCTGATAATCAGCAAGTGCCGTGTCTACCGTAGGTTGAGTTCCTGCTGTGACCGCTTGGTAGTCTGCCAACGATGTTATATCAGGCAGTGTTGCTGCCTCGGGCTGCTGACCGCTCGTAATTGCTTGGTCTACAGGACTTGCCTCTGCAACCATAGCGCCGGTAAGCGGATCATAGGGACTCTGCTGCGAGGCGGTGCGTAGCGGCGAGGCGTCGTACATCCGACCCGACGGCGAATAAGGACTAGCCTGCGGTTGTGCCGATGGGGTGACACCACTTGTTATGGCTAGATAATTAAGCAGTGCGTCATCTCTGGCCGGAGGTGTTACCATAGCACCACTATCATCATAGGGGCTAACGGGTTCAGCTTGCACTACGGCAGGCGTTACCATAGCTCCGCTAGCGTCATAGGGGCTAACGGGTTGAGGTGCTGGTGTAGGCTGCACTACGGCAGGCGTTACCATAGCTCCGCTGGCGTCATAGGGGCTAACGGGTTGAGGTGCTGGTGTAGGTTGCACCAATGCACCAGTCGCCGTGTATGGACTAGCCGGTTGCGTAGCAGGCTGCGATGGGGGTTGCACCATAGCTCCGCTGGCGTCATATGGAGACGCCTGCGGTGGTGGCGGCGGCGGCGGCGGTGGCGGGGTCATTGCGCCCGTAGCACTATACGGACTAGCCGGTTGAGAGCTTGGCGGTATCGTCATTGCACCCGTGGCGCCGTAGGGGCTTACAGGCTGTGAACTTGGCATTGGCGTCATCGCACCTGTCGCACCGTACGGGCTTACAGGTTGTGTCGTTGCCACCGGCGGCACATAACCAGGGTATTGCGGCGCCGACGTAGATGACGTCATCGCACCCGTAGCGCCATACGGACTTACGGGTTTTTTTTGTTGCCGCGTCTGAAAACGCGCAAAAGGGTCAGCAAAGCTCATTCGATACCTGTTTTTCGTTTTCTGGTGCGCCCTATCGGTTTGTACTGCAGGCTGGTCCGGCGAATCGTAAATGTTTCGTCGTCGTTAAAATTGCTAAAACGCAGCTGCGTGCGCGGGTCGTAGCCAAACAAATCACTGTCAGCGGTCAGCGCCGACACGCTCGACTCCAGTGCCGACGTACCCAGCACAAAAGATGAATCTAGCAGATCACCCGATTGACCCATCGTAATCGTTTCATTGTTGCTGATGATGCCAGCAGCTTGCTGCTGAACGCTAACATCGAAGGCGCCAATGTTATCGAAAAGCGTACGCGCATAGAGCCAGCGACACTCCACACTGTCACCCAACGGAGCGAGGTTCGCCGTTTCGAAAAAGGCTTTTATTGGGCTGCCGTCGTCGTTGTCATTTTTTTCGTGCGCCATGATAAAACCACTAAAGTCACCTGCGTGCGGTATGCCATCTACGAGGGCTGCGCTATCTCGGGTAAAATTAGTGTAGGGGCCATACCATGCATTGAGGCGCGTAGAATAGACAACGACGCTGTTCATGGTGGTCTGGCTAGCCCCAAACGGCAGAAAAAACCAGACGACCTCATTGGCGGGGTAATACAGAGCAAAGCTGTAAGCAAGGCGTGCGGTATTGAGTTCCGACCAAAATCGGTCATCGAGCGCAAAGGAAATTTTGTCGACTTGGGCACCACCGGTCCATTGGTAGATGCCGTCCTCCCGCACAAATATCTGACGCTCACCAGGTATAGTCACGATAGAACGTCCAGCGATGGTGCCGCGCTGCGTCCGCTGCTGCTGCTGGAACGGTATCGTCGCGTTGCCGGTTGCGGTGAGCGTGTGGATCCCAACGTCGGTATGTATAGCGAGAGTATTCTGGAAAGGTTCAAGGCCGGTAACCGCATAGCCAAACTGGTGATATGCCGTAGCGCCCCATGTCGTGATGTCGCCTGCGTCAGACCGCCAGACGCGATCATCGTTGGCGTCGGTATTGCCCACCCACAACCTGTTTTCCCAAAAGGCAATCCATGTAGGCTTGGTGAATCGACTGTCATCATCGAGCGTGCCAGCGTTATTGGTGCCGCCAGCCCAAGTGATGCCGTCGGTGTCGACGCCATTTACCGCAGCAAACGTACTACCCGCCATCACCCAATCCCAGGTGTTGTCATTCCCGGCAGTGATCGTCACACTACCAGTGCGATCTGTAGCTGTGCCACCCGTTACGTCAAAAAATTTATCGCCACAAAAAGCAAACGTCTTTTCTGCTCCGGCGATGGTGATTTGCCCCAAAGCGGTTACGGTGGCGCCGCTGTTCATCGCGCTTGAGTTAAACTTGGCAAACCCTTTGCGCTTTTTTACCTCACCGGCCAGGCCAATGGTGCAGTTTTGCATGTCATAGAGACCGCTCGGACCAATGTCCTCGGCGGGGGCGCTGTAGTTGACCCCGTCTCGCCATGGCCCCAAACGCAAACTCTCGGCAGAAATGGGCATTAGGAGAGGCCGCCCTCCTGCGGATAATACGAGAACTTACCCGATACGGTATCGTCGCTACGCCGCATACGGTACGTTCTGTTGCCCTGGACGTTAGCATTTTGGCGGCTTGCGACAGCGATAACACGCTCCATCTCCTGCCGATCTACGATAGCCCCTTGGTCATCGCCTTTCTCGCTCTTGTAGAGGCTGGCGATACCATAGACGAGAGCAGGCTGCACAATGGTGCTGTAGTACTGATTTAAGGAGTCGTTATCGTTGTCAGCCGTAAAATCCGGCACCGATGCATAGTAGCGATAGGAAATGGTGTCGGCACTATCGGGCTTTGGGTAGAGCGCTATCTGCACATTACCGCTGCTATCGATACCGTCAATAATTGCCCAGCGAGGATCACCGTTGATCGAGTGGTCTGGATCTGCCGCATCCAGATCCTGCGACGAAACGATGAGGATGATATGATTCTCAGTAGTGTTACGGAACGACAGAGGCGTCAGCGCATCCGTCGTCAGACTGTAGGTCTGGGTGCCGCTAACAGTCGCAAAGCTAGAGCTCTTGAACAACCAGTTCCATTTCTCTCGGCTCTGGATGTCCTTACCCACCATGTTAAGGTACGTCCGCGCACCATCTTTAAACGTCGTAGAGTTGGTGTTAAGCCCTACGCGCCGCAGCGCTGCCTGCATCACTTCTAGGTTTGTCATATCAGATTTGCCCAGCCACCGTTTTCGTAG